TATCCCTTGGTGTGTACCCATCTGCTTTCTCACATTTGTGATCTAGGTATTCATCAAAGGTTTTGAACTCCTTTCCACAGGGTCCGCACTTAGTCATACTAAGCTGTTTCGTCGTACTGATAGTTCATTGTTGATGTGCTACCTGCGACATCCCCAGCATCAGTTTGAATTTGGTGAACCAAATAATCTGATGAACCAGTACCAGTTAATGCTCCTGCTAATGCACCGCCTATTCCTAGGTTAGCTCCACTTGGCTCAGAAGCTGGCATTGTTTCTGTAGCGATTGAAGAGTCGGTTGCGACTGGTGTTGCGAAAGTTTCAGCTCCACCGTATGCACTTTCTCGAGCATTAGTTAAATGCACGGCTGAACCACCTAATGCTCCAGTCCTCCAAACCTTGAAGTTATCAAGTTGTGAAGAACCACCCATTGCAGTGATTACAATTTTTTGCCATTTCTCATATGAATTTTCCCCTGGCACGATAGGGTTTGCCACTGCATCTAAGTTTGCAGAGTCAGCTGATCCCATGTTTGAATTTGAGATGTTAGCTGTTTCTGTTTCTCCTGCAGAGTTATATTCATTTATTACTACTGTTGCGCTCATAATGATATTTTAAGATTAAAAACGATTAATAATTTTTTGATTCTGAGGGTAGCTTATTGGCGAGGGCTGTTTCCAACCCTCACTTTAAGCCACCCTTAGGTTTAGGCTGATACGGTAGTAGCTGTCTTCAACACGGTTAGTGCTGTAGGCAATGAAACAACATACCCCACTCTTTCGACAAATCTCAAACCAATCATATCTTGCTCTGCAAGGTTGATTGTAGTTTCGCCATCGGTATCAGTTATTGTAGCCTGATCTAATAGTTTAACTCTTATTTGTTGTTTGTCTCCGAACACTGCACCTTGTTTTAGATTTCCAAACAAGATGAATGCTGTATCCTCAGCTGTGTCTCCTTTTGCTGGGAAGGCATCAGACAATTCATATGGGAAGTCCCAAATCATTGCTGGTGTACTTTCTGTAGCTTTTTGGAAGATAGGATTTCCATTGTCATCTTCTAGTTTTCTTAACACATTGAAAAGAGAACGATGCATGTAATACTTAGCTCCGCCCATTGCTCCTGATGGAGTTGCATCTTGCATATCTAACAAATCGTTAGCATCTACATCCAAGAATGAAGTATCTCCTGTTCCCATTGTCACAGAGTTTACATCTGTGTTTTCCAATACTCCTGTCCATGGTGATCCTGTTCCTGCGAAGAACTGAAGATCCTCTTCCTTTGAGATAGCTTCTGCAACTAACTGACCGATTAGAGTTGTTAGGTTGATAGCAGAGTCTTCCAAGATTTCTTCTGACATAGGAATAATAACAGCAAGTTTTTTCAATGTTTGTGTTACTAGACCGAATGTAGGTTGTGAAGAACTCTTAGCTCCCTTTTCATCTGTCCAAGTCACAGAGATTGTGCTTGCCAATGTAGGAATGGTTCTGGAATTTCCGGGTCCTGAGAATGGTAAGTAAAGCATTTCTCTACGAGCAAGACCGTATTGTGTCTCAGCAATTCTCAAGATTTCTGCTCTCAACTCATCTGGAACTAAGTATCCAGCTTTACCACCTGTTTCTGTGGTATCCAAAGCTTTCGCTCTTTGTCCCTCATGTTCCTTTAATTCAGCGGTAGAACCGTCAAATAAAGATTTCATGAATAAACGAGTATCCATTTCTCCTTTAGTAATTTCCTTTTTTTCGTCTCCCACAGCATCCTTTCTCTGTGCTTTCACACCTTTCATGAATTTTGCAACAAGACCGTCAGACATTTCATCTACTTTCTTTTCGATGGAAGATTTAACAGAATCAGTGATCAAGCTTTTTACAGCTTCCTCATCGATTCCTTCGTCTTCGTCTACTCCCTCATCGGCACCTTCGTCGGCACCTTCGTCTGCTGATTCGTCAGCATCAGCAACATCCTTTTCAAATTTTCCTTTCTCTGAAGGAGTCATTGAATTAATGTTACTATTCAAAAAAGCTTTTTCCTCTACTGATAATTCAGCATAAGCTTTTTTTAACAATTCTTTAATGTTCATAGTAAATATTAAAATTAATGATTAATTTAAAGTGATCGTTTTTCTTTTAACAGAATACGAACCGCTTTATTGATTTGCTTCGTAGTGAACTTCTTTTTGCCAGTTATAATCTTGCTCTTTCCCTTAGGGGTTTCGACCTTAGTAGTGTTAGCAAGCCCTTTATTTAAATTCTTATTTAAATTTGTTGAGATTTCTTTTCCGATTCTCTCAATATCAGCATCTTTCAAAACTACTTTTGTTTTTCTTTCATCCATTAACTTCTCGATTGAAGAGACATCTATTCCTGCACTCTTAGCCAAGGCCATTGAGTTTGCTGGAACATTTACCATGGACATTTCAAGCAGTGTATTTTCTTTTAATGTGAATGTGTCATTCTCCTCATCGATTTCGTATTTTTTATTTATAAATCCTGCAGACACGGCTCTCATAAACTTTCCCTTATAGAGATTAAATAATGTTTTTGCAAATTCGTATTCGTCCACTGCAAATTTAATTACTCCCTCCAAGTTACTATCTTCATTAAGTCTCAGTTCTGTAACTTGTCCCACTGCTGGTTGATAATGATCATGTGCAAAAAGCACAACTGGATTTTTGAGATACTCATTCAAGTCCCATCCTTTCTGATCGACAATTTCTCCATGACGATCTTCATTATCTGTAGAGAAAATAAATCGAATGCTATTCTCCTTTTCATCTATCTCTTTAACTTTTGTATTAAATAATTTTTTTAACATATTTTTATTAATCTTCAAATGCTGGTGCAATCACACATCGGCAATTTGGCTCTTGTGGATATTGTAGCCCATTTGCGAATGCATCGTCAAGTTTAATAATGTCCCCGTTGAGTGCGACATGCTCAGGACGGGTTTTTTCATCCATCACGGCGACCCATTCTTTATGGGTTGCTACTCCGCTCTGACGAAATCCTTCAATAAATCCTTCGTTGTTAGAAGCCGTTGCTTCAGTTCTAGCGATCATCTCTGATCGATATGTTGGATATTCTTTGTAGACACTTTCCACTCTTAATCTTAAATCAACAATTCCCTCTCCCTCCGTGATTCCCTCTGCCAATCCCTTGGCCAGTTTTGTTTTTGTAGTTCCATTGATTTGAGGCCCGAACTCCTCTGCTCTCTTCAATATCCTCTTCTGTACCGCCTCCGTGGTCTCAAATACTCCCTCCTGGTTGATTAAAAGCAAAGACTCGAGTCCTGCATCCTTTACTGAGTTTTCAACGAATGGGAGGATGAATTCAGCCATGACCTTATCTTCCCCATCGAAGAACTCATCAAACTTTCTAACCATGGCCACTCCGAGAATTTGTTTGAAATCTCCGAAGTCTATTCCTTTCTCATTTATCTCTTTTAATGATTTCCCGGGGATCTCGACTTCACTTAATAATTTTATAAATCCATTCTCCTGTTCTTTCGCTCTACGATTCATATCCTTTTCAAGTTTTCCTGCTCTACCGTCGATTGTCTTATTCACAAAATCAGCATACTTCATTTTCATTTCTTCTTCTCCGATTAAAGATTTAGGATTTTTAGTTTCTACTTCTTCAGTTGTTTCTTCTTCCTTAATTTCTTTTTTCTTATTCTTTGATTTTAATTCTTTGTATATTTTTTTAGTTAGTTCTTCTTTCATTTCTAATTTCAATTTTAACATTCCCTTACCTCTAAAGATACGATTGATTTCTTTTTTAGATTCAGTTTTAAGTGATCCTACTGGTGCTGTATTAAATGGCATATACAAATCCCATCCCCCGGGGATTGGTGGAAGATTTTCTTTTTCTCTCACTTCGTTGATTAAAAGATAACCTGATTTAATTCCTTGATCATATTCTTTCAGAGTTAGTTCTCTGTTCTCAGGTGTTGGATCAGGAAACTGTATAAAAAAATTATCTCCAAATTCAGGATAGATTAATTGCTCGTTGATTTTTTCTTCTAGTCTTTTTAATTCAGGTGCGATTGTTTCTGATAAGAAAA